GGTCGCATGAGAAAGAAATTACCATGTGACCAATGCGGGGGCGAGCCCTATTACGCATACGACTTTTCAAGAGACAAGCGATTTTGTCTCAATTGTTGGAATGAGGTGAATCAAGAATGACCTGTGAATGTCTGCCCTCGGCTGTAAAAGAGCATTTTGATGCTGGTCATCCTACCATGACTTGGATTGCGACTGGTGAGCCGGTGTATATGATTGACCCGGGTCCGCCACCTGTGACCATCACGGATATTGTAGTCGGTGAGTATTTCATCGACATCTGCGCCCTTTGTGAGAAGGAGATAACCAAGTATGCGGTCTACTTTGAGGACACAAAAGACCTTGGTCAAGGCATCAAGATGACTCGGTGGAACCTTCGAGGCACAGCACCCAGACCAAGCACCACAGGTGAGTTTCCGGAGGATAAAGAATGAGATGCTGTATGTGCAACAAGGAGATGGAGGGGACTCACCCCTTCATCAAGGAGGATTACCTCGGGAATAATGCTTGGCCCATAGTCGAAGGAGGGCGGTGTTGCGACTTCTGCGACTGCGCTCTTGTTATCCCACAGCGAATGGGTCAAGGTGCTGAGATGGGGTTGGTCCTTTGGAAGTCACGACTTGAGATGTGGCTCATGATGGCTAAGGAGTATGACGACGCAGATGCTTTAGAGTTTCTCAAGCAGTATGAGATTTAGCGTTTTTCTCTCTCCTGCGAACCGGACGGTAGAGAAACGGGGGGCCGAGAACTCTGACTCATGAGCGAGTCTTACGAAACTCTAATACGGAGATAGGCAGTAAAAGAGGAGTTCGGGGCCGTCTCACGAGTCGATTTTGGGAAAGGGAAAGAGCAGAAGAAATCCCGGTCACGATGTGGGAGTGCATACATTGTGATGCTCAATTCTTCTTAATTACTGAGCACCAACCGAGATATTGCCCAAATTGCCTTAAAAGAGGCTCAATTCACTTTCTCGACGATGTGGAAAATGACTCTTGGCGACCTCCGGACACCGAATAGTATATACACCCCCGCGTGTAGCACGACTCATGGCGAACAAGACCAAGCGACCAGCAGGACCAATAGCGGCTCTGGAGCCCCACGCAAGGAATTGGAGCGGACCACTCACAGCAAGGAAGTTTGAGGCGAAGCATATCTACTTCGGATGGTGGAAGAGATATTCCGCTAATCGGATAGAGGAACCCTGCATCGTGCTATGGTCCAAAGAGTTAGAAGGTAACATCCTCGTTAGAGGTTACGAACAGATTGGTCGAGTATTCGGACAATACTACTTCGGTGAGGATATGCCTGCTCAATATGTTGAAGACGCGATGGTCGACGAAGGGGTTGATTGGTTACTTGGCTCTTTGAAATATGTCCTTCGGAGCCGACACGATATGCGATATGTTCTTACGGGCGGCGGTAGTCACCCACACACTCCTTCTCTATGGTTCAATGGTTTCGAGATGATGAAATGCACGAGAATACAGTAAAAGGCTTCACTCATAGGACCTCCCCCCGGCATTGTAGGGTTTGCGATTGTCCGTTGACCATTCAGAAGGCACGAGACAGGGGGAAGGGTTTTGGTCTGTGCATAGATTGTATGCGGGACCCAAAGGTTTATCCGAGATGCAAGGGAGTCAATAATCAAGGTAAGCCGTGCAGAGCAATTGCACTTTACCAATACGACGAGGAGACGAATAGTGGCTTCTGCACATACCACAAAGGGGATTGAATATGGCATCGGTCAACAAGCATTGTCGCCGGAATTACACCAAGAGACACCATATCGGTGAAATACTCGCTGAGGACGGAGGTTGGATGACCGCCGCACAGATAGCAGACAAAGCGTCTCAGCATAGAAAGATGAGAAAACTACTCGATACGCGGAACAGTATCTCAATGCTTCTAAGGGGAGCCGTGGGGGTAGACATTATCCCGTGGCGGTCCGGTGTCCCCCAACAATACCGGATGAGCAATTGGGATGCCTACCTGAATAACATCAGAGGACCCAAGTATAAGTCCGACGAGTGGCACGGGAATGTCTGAGACTTTCTATTCTTTTGAATGTTTCAATCCCCTACTGAAATAATAACAGGGGCGTAGTGGCCCGATTTTCTGAATTATGTTATTTCGTGTAGGGTATGTAGACTACTCCTACGCCTCGTGTGTAGTATCATCTAACTACATAGGGTAATAACAGAATAGGCTTGGTAGGGGCGTAGTGCATCAGTTTATTCTTTTTGTCGGCTACTGAAAGAATGAAAAGAATAGGGAGACGGCAAAGGTTATAAGCCAATAGGCCACCCCATCTACATAAGCGACCAATTGCTAAGAGCATAAACATACGATTCAGTCAAAGAGACAACAACAAGGACGCTTACCAAACGGTGAGCAAAGTGGATATTTTTCAAGCAACTCAGAAATACTGTGACCTCAATTATCTGATTGATTTAGAGGACAAGATACCCATTTTCTTGTGCTCTGTTGGCTCACACATATTCAACGCGATGAACAAGTGCGCTACCTGTGACTTCGAGCCGGGTGAGGAGTTCGTAATCGAACCCTGCCCTATGAGACACCCTAATGCCCCGTTCTATACCCCCGGTGCAAGAGCGGCCGACACGCGCCTGCATATACTGATGAGAGGCATGAAAGGTTCGGGGAAGTCAATTCTAATCGACACCTTCCTTGCACAAGGCACAGGCCTCTTATGGAACCACAACGGTCATAAGGGAGAAGGCTTTCGCACCATGATAGGACCTAACAGCGTGACCGAAGCCGGTATGTTCGGGTCGGTTGATGAAGACGGAATCATAGTGGGAAGACCACTTGCCCGTGAGATGTGCGGTGGGTTCTTAGGTTTTGAAGAGTTCAGCAGTTTGGTCGATGCTAACAAGAAGGACCATAGCACCGACATGATGAATCAGATGCTTACCTCCACCGATAGCGGTAGGGTGAATAAGTCAATGAGAAGTGGGTGGGTGCGCTACACTACACGCTACACGGTATGGGGTGGAACGCAACCCGGTCGATTCGAGTTGGAATCCGGCCTTGATAGGAGATTCTTCATTATCGACATAGAAATGAACCCCGAGAAGGAATTGGCTTACAAGAGGGCCAATCAGAAGCAGGCTAACATGGCTCAGGAAGTAAGAGTCAAGATTCACAACCTTCGAGAAGCCATACGTCGCTTCTTCATGGAACGGCAGATGGAGGCCATATTGAATCCCCCTGTTCAAATACGCTTCGGTCAGGATGTTCAAGATTGGTTGGAACGGGAGGATGTTCGTTCATGGGAGGCCGATTTGTTCCGCCGATTGATGGTAGGGTATTGGATGATGAAAGAGAATTACAACCCTATGCCTACTTTTGAAATCACGATTGACGACCAATTACTGACCTATCTGAATGACGCTGTGAGAATGCGGAGGACAGTCATGGACGCTGATATGGTTCTCATCAAGGACACCTTTTGGAATCAAGACCTCGCAAAATCAACCCTCGTAAAGGAGGTTGCCCGCATGGTGACGGGAGGGGATTATCAGTCAGCGAAGAGATGGATTGAGGAATCACTTCAAGGCCATTCGTGGTATCACGAGTTCAAGAAGAACAAATCCGGAGAGAGGGGCCGAAGGGGGGTAATATGCCGAATAGGTTATGAACCTCCACCGACACGGGCTAAACCGGAGATACAATGGGGCGAGTGGCAGGAGGCTGAACAATGAAGACGAGAAGACATATAGAGGTGCGGTTATCGGAATCTCAAGATGATACCGAGATTGAAGTTCTCAAGTGGGTCTTGAAATCCCCCGATTGTGCGCTCTGCCAATCGCCCAGCAGGGTGGAGTTGGAAATGAAGATTCATAGAGGAGAAGTGACCGCCGTGTTCCTTGAACAGAAGTATGGTTGGCTCCCCGGTTCGGTCAATGTTCATCTTACCGACCACGAAGATTATGACCCTGTGAAGGCCGGTCTGATAGAAGCCATGCGACAAGACACCATTAACACGCTTAACCTTGCCGAGAATACCGCACAGAAGATTGCCGATTGGCTCACAGAATTAGAAGCACAGCGGTCCCCCGAATACATCGACACGGATTTCATCGCTGACGCGACAAGACTCACGGCCCAATTGGGCGGGTATCTCAAATTAGCGGGTGCATTGAAGAAGGAAATAGGCACAGATTCCCAACTGCTTCTCGCACAGCGTCAATTGGATGAAGTCATGTATATTCTCGTTGATACACTCAAGGCACAGCCCGAACTCCTTGACCAAATAGAGTTTAGGGTGTCTTCACTCAAATCCCCCGTCGTAGATGCGAAATACGAGGTAGTGGAATGATGGGAAAATATCGTAAGGTCCCGTGGCTTGAAGCAGATGCAGACGGTCCCTTCGATACACCCGATGAGGCTATCATAGATATGATACCCAAGAAGGGCAGGGAGAAGTGGCGAAAGCGGAGTAAGCATATAGCGACAAAACCCATCCCAAAGGAGTTATTTCCGAAACTTGCAACTCTAATGATTGAAGACAAACTCCGATTCGTCCTGACCGATGAAGGGTATGAATGGTATCACGAGGATTACAAGGTTACGACAACCACCATTCGCGAGGTGTGGGGGCTGACGGCTCATCAATGGAGACGCTTTCTCCGGTGGGCTTATAAGGCGTGGCCCGACTGACTAAGTAGATGCGGGACAAAGGATATGAGGCGTATCTTGATGCAGAGGAATTAGGAATGGAAGAAGAGTTTAACGAAGAGGATATGGTTCAATGGGACCCGCTAATTTGGGAAAATAGAGATTTAGAGAATTACAGCACCGTCGCCGTCATACCCGGCTGTGTGGTCTTCCAAGAAGAGTGTGAAAACACCATAGACGAGTTTGCTAAGACATTGGGGTGCAAACACCCTATTCTCATCATAGGGACAGCGACCACCCGACCGAATGTGGAAGAGCAAGACCACCCGCTACCAGAATCAGGAGGAAGGCACGATTTCTTCTTTTCATTCCACAATCTCGACATTATGCGTGTTGCTGTTCCCCGACTGGCCTTTGGCGTCCGATGGTGGGAGGATGTGGTGGATAATGAGTGGAATAACCTACCTATGACTTTGAAATCAGAGTATCGTGAAAACAGCATCTATGCCGACTATGTCTTCGACAGCATTGGGTTTGGTAGTGGTGTGTATGACGAGGATTAAGCCTACCCTACCCAACAAGTTTAATCGAAAGAGTATCAAGAACGCACTCACATTATGGGCCGTCGAAACCAACAATCACCCATTCACGGTCATAGACATTAAAAATTGTGGGGTTCTCGACCGCACCCATGAAAATAGGCGGGGACACAAGGTTCCTCGGGGACACAACATCAGCAGAACCTCATTGAGCTCTGTATGCGGTAGTTTGGAACGACAGGGCTGGCTTGAGTTGGTTCATCATGACCGATGGAGTAAGAAAGGAAGATGCAAACAATGGAGATTAAGTGGCTTGGGTATTGTATAGAGTGTTCCAAGTGGAGACACGCGAAGCACATCATCAAGAATGTTAGGACGAGTGAAATGAGATGTCGTATCTGTATCACTCGGATTCTGCTGATATGTCCGATATGCAAAGGAGGCGGTAAGATGAAGCACAAAATCGACGGCTTGGAATCCTGTTTGCATTGTGGCGGTCAGAGGGTGGTTCCGCAGATGGGGGTTGAATCATGGGAGTAATCATCTACGCTGGTGACGATGAGGAGTTCCGAAAGGGCGAGTTCATCGTGATGCACGGTGAGATGACTTCACCACCGACTGCCCCCGAAGTGACCTACATATTGCATTGTGAGTCGTTTCCTCTGTCTATGGCGCGGGAATGGGGGCCATTGGTGGAGTATCGGCTTGTAGTCATCCCCCGAAAGGGCTGTAGGGGCATTACCGAAGGGGATAACATCTTGATTCACAAATCCGCGAAGGTCCCGAAGAAAAACTTCAATACTCCTATCAATGCGATGCTGAAATGGACTGACCGCAATAGGGCATGGAAGGCTATGAAGGTTGTTCCGCTCGCTCTTGCTGAGGCGTTCCATAGGGTAAATCGGGTTGAGGGCATCGAAGAAATGCGGACCGTCAGCAGGGCGAGATACCAAATGGAAGAGGATTACGCGAAATCGGCCCTCGTCTTCGGAACCCCTCCAATTCATAGTAGCGTCACATGGCCTAAGAAGAAGAGTAAGGATGATGAAATCCCCTTTGGATTCCGGGCGAGCGATGAATACGCCGAGTTAATAATTAAGAACGCTCCCGAAGTGAGAAACGAATTGCGAACAATCGGACATACGCCCTCTACCGTGAAGAAGCGGAAAGAAACGGTGGTGGAGTGGTTATGATGGAACTCACAGGTTGGGAAGCAATCGCTCTACTGTTCTACATGCCTCTCACTTGGCTCCCTCTTTATTGGGCATTTATAAGAGTATCTCGGTTTCTCTTGGTGAGAAAATTGTCGGCCAATCTACCGGAAAAGGCGAGCGACTCAGTCAGTCTTGCGGGGGCCTCCATGTGGATGGGTCAGGAATAGGGTTAAATCCTACCACAATTTCCGACTGCGTGTCGGCATACGAACCGGGGGTCAACAAGAAGGAAAGGGGATTTGCTGAACCCGGTAGTCGAGGGCGTAAGTTAGGCTACCGTCGATTCTATATGGGACGAAGGAGTAAGGGAAAGAGAATGGCTGGTTATAACGCTCGAATAAGGCGACATTTGATTCAGATACTATGGGATATTGCAGAACCTCTGACCAAGCAGGAGATTACAACGCACCTTAAGAACAGATGCAAACTCGTCAGCACACCCAGCCCCATATCCCTCGGCACTATCCTATCCCGAAACCCACAGGTCAATTCCGATAAGTCCATCATCATTACGACCGGTGACGGTAGGAGAAGGCGTGTCCCACAGTATGAAGTCAATTACGACTTGATTATCGAAGAAGAAGACATACTACTCACTCTTCCATTCAATGCCTTGACCAAGATGGAGAAATCACAGGCTGTCTTGTGCCGTGGTTGCGGTAGGAGAAGATACTTCACAGAAGATATGGAGCGATGTTTGGAGTGCTTCCGATTTCCAAAATGATTATAAGCGGTGAAGCAGACGGCCCTACATGCACCGGCCCGTAAGATTGAAGAGCGATGAAGAAGAGAAATGCTATTTCTGCACTACACCCCTCCCCGAGAAGGGGAAAGACGGTATCGTTTGGTATCGAGGTAAGACAGGTATGCGCTGGGAGACTATTCCCGTATGCGAGTTGTGCTGGCGCGTTGCTGAGGAAGTGCGTGGTTGGTATGATAGCCCCCACTCATACCCAGAGTCACGCCATAGGAGTGATTGAAGGTGAAGGAGATATGGGCGGAGAAATACAGGCCGAAGGAACTCGATGAGGTGCTGGCGCAAGAAAGCGTCGTATCTGAGATGGTAAGCATAGTGCGCGGTGACGCTCCGATGCAACATTATCTCTTCCACTCACCCGAACCCGGTAGCGGTAAGACGACAGTTGGGCGCGTCATGGCTAACGAGTTGGGCTATCAATTGCACGAGTTCAACGCATCCACTAAGAAGCAGAGGGGAATTGACTTCGTTGAAGACGATATTGGTCCTATGTCCCGTATCGGTCAATGGGAGACTATTTTCCTTCTTGACGAGGCAGACAGGATTACACCGACGGCACAGGACGCGCTGAAAGGAGTCATTGAAAATGCACAGGGCTACTTCATTCTCACCTGCAACGACTTGAATAAGGTTTCGCCGTGGCTCAAATCGAGATGCCAAGTTAGGACCTTCACCCCCATACCCGACGATGAAGTCTATGACCGTTTAGCCCATATCTGTGTTCAAGAAGCGATAGACCATATCGGTGAAGCCGACCTTAATGTGATAGTGGAAAAGCACAAGGGCGACATGAGGAATGCCATCGGTGCGCTTCAAGCCGCCTCGTATCTATCCCCTGCCGATAAGGAGGCATTCATAGCATCCCTGACCGTCCCACCAATAGATGCGGGGAAGGTCCTAAGCCTATGCTTCAAGGAGAAGGATGTTCCGGCGGCTGTTGCCCTACTATCTACAACGCGGGCGCGTGACTCTATCCATGCCGTCTTCACTAAGGCGGTAGATGCTAACATCAGCGACGCGAACATGAAACTGTTGGTTGTCGGCGCGGCCATCCAAGCAAGACGAGATTTAATCAACGGAGTCCCCGATGACTACGTGATTTGGGACTTCTGTCGGGTGATTTCTCAATGAACCGGCAGGGTTATAAGGGGTGACTTAGTGGCGTTAAGTAGCAGAACAGGTGTGATTATATGACCGAAATTGATGTGGAACAGATAGTGAGTGACCTCGCAACCAACTTAGGTGTTGGCGAGGATAGATTAAGAACGAAAATGGGTGAAGTGCTTGCGGAGAATGGCCCAGCGTGGGCCAACGCAGGTAAGGATGAGGTGACCTGCCAAATCCTATCAGCCCGAGTTGCCGGTCGTCAATTGAAGATGATTGGCGAGCGCCTCAAGAAATCGGGCCTTGAACAATTCGAGGGAATGTTCATCCGTGTCCCCCCTTACAAGGATTGGGCTCAGATAGCATACCGCAAGAACGAGCGTGAATTGACGGCACGAGGAAGTGTTGGTGACCCCTCTACACAGGCGCAAATCAGAAATGGTGCGCTTGTCTACTTCGAGGCTAACGGCGCAGGCTATACCCGACACGCTAATTCGAGTCTTCTGAACCGAAACGCGCTGGTTGAGGGCATTGACGAGGCTACGGTTTCAGAATTGCCTAAGATTATCCATGAACTCCCTAACGGTGATGCGTTCTACCTTGTGTGGAACAACACGACACCGACCTTCCCATCGGGTGACGCTAACTTCAAGTATGGAGCCCCGCGCCCTGCTTCGGAGAAGGAGCGAACATCACACTTCTTAGGACGCAAGGCTGGTAGCAACGACGAGCCAGCACTAATCACGGTGAGGTCATCCGGCAAGACAGCCGATGTGCAATACGCTACCTTCCTCCCCGGAACAATAGGGCTTCGACCCGGACGGGACGGGAAGGTCGCCTATGCTAAGGAGTTGAGTGACCTTCTTCCGAATGAAGAGGTTGCAGGTATTTTCGATGCACCCCCCTTCGCCGTCGGAGACGATGGCCCCGAAGGGATAGTGACTGAGATGTTGGGCGGGCTTTACCCCGACGGAGGTCTTCTGCCTTCTTTCGCCACATTGGAGCAGTATCATACTGACCATAATGGAGACAAGGATTGGTGGGACCAATGGATAGGAGTTGTTGGTGAAGTGGTGCATATCGACCCGCGCGAGCGTGGTGGATTCACCGTGACGCTGGGAGACTTAGACATTACTTCAACAGCACCCGGTCAGGATTTGGTGATTCCGCGTTCGCAGGAGCACCTCCTTAACTTCGGGCTGGGTTCGCAGGTTCTCATAGTGGGACAAACATACAAGAGCCGTGATGACGAGATGCGTTTCGTGAGTCATGGTTGGTGGTGTGTTGATGCTGTGGCCTCAGTTGCTATCGACGAAGAATCATGGGAGGACTGATAGTATGGCGCAGGCAGGTTGGGCTAAGGGCTCACCAAAGGCGAAGACCCCATCTAAGCCATCGTATAATGTTGACCATTACCGTCAGCAATTCAACAAGAATGTTGAGCGCAGACTTGAAGCAACCCCGGTCCGAATGGCCCTTGTTGGGAAGGAGAACACCTGCAAGACAGGACTTGCGCTCAGTCTTTGCCGCACACCCGAAGAGGTTAAGGAGGGTAAGAAGGTCATCCTATTCGACTTCGATTCATCAGCAGAAGCAACGGTGAGGTTCGTCTGTCCCGACGACCCTAATGTAATCGTGCTAAAACTCTTCGACGAAACTGACGATTCTATCTTCGAGGAAGACGGCGTAACCACCTCATGGACCGGTTTGGTTAAGAAGGTAAGAGCCTTCGTGACTATCGCCGGTCAGATAGTGTCTGAGGAGGATGTTGCGGCTATCATATTCGATGGAGGTTCAACCTATCTCAAGTGGTGCGAGTTCGCTATGCGTGAATCACTAATAGAGAAGGGTATAATTGCTGACGAAGGGGACTCATTCAATCAGAAGGAGTGGCGCGAGAGGAATCAGACATTCCGCGACACCCTATACCGAATCCAAGCCCTGCCGGTAGGACGAGTGTTCTTCACATTCCACTTGAAGGACCACAAGACATACCTCAGCGATGGGGGAGGCAAGAAAGTTCTCATGAAGGTTGGTGAAAAGCCCGACTGGGTCGATGGAACCCAGCGCAATATGAGCCAGCAGATATTCTTGGCTCGATATACCAAAGAGGGAGATGAAGCCGCAGGCGTTAGGGCAGACTCAAAACTCACCGCTAAGGAGTTCGTGGTTCGCGGAACCGTTGAGGAAATGAAGGGGACGGGAAGTGAGTTCGTGGGGACCGTCCATGATGTTCTACAGATAAAGGGTGGGAAGGTCACATGGAATGGCCTACCTGATATGGGCCTCATCTGAACGGAATGCTTATAAGCCCTAACGGGGTGGCCGTAGTATGCAGGTTAAGACAGCAGACCTTAAGAGACTTCTTGAAGTCACTTCGAGAAAACAATTTGTGAATGCGAAGCCACAGCAACAGGTCATCGGTTGTGTGATTCGACCCAACGGGGCATCGGCTAAGACGACCAGCCTCGTCCGTGACGGTAAGACGAGTCTTGCACAGTTCTCTATGGGTTGTGATTGGGAGGAAGGAGAAGATGCTATCGTTGTCCCCGACATCGAACGCCTGCTGGGAGTGCTTACAGCGCACGGTGGCGAAGCGACATTAATACAGGACGGCGGTTCCCTCAGAATCAAGAGCAAGGGGAAGCAGACAACCCTTGTTGCAGAACCCGGTAGCCTTGCGTTTCCTCACACACAGGAGACAA